CGCGAAATGCTTCAATCAGGGGCAGGTTGCTCAATGTGCGCACGTCCTGTGGAATTTCTTCTACAGTCACTTGCTCTTGAACTTCCTCAATGGCGCCAATTGCCATAAGGCGCTTGACAGTAGCGTTTTGACGCGCTTGTAGCCATTGCTGTTCTGGCACCTCTTGATTGAGCCCTGGAGCCAGTTGAATGAGGCCAGTTCCAGTGATAATACCAAAACCACCTTTACGAGGCGGGTTTTCAAGATCCGGGCGGTAAGCGATTAGCATTGTGAAATGTTCTTAAGAACTGCTGACAGCTTAACGCCCTTTTCTTTCTAGGCTCAAGAAGAAGCTTGAACGTAGATGACGCTCTTGGGGTAGTACAGAGCCACACCACCCACGCGAGCGTGAGCAGGGACAATGAACTCAAGACCGCGTTGTTGAGCGGGGAACAGCTCAAGGGGCTGAGGGATGTGCAGTTGCACTTTCTCAGGGTCACGCTTGTACACCACCATACGGCTGGTATTCAGACGGCCACCGTTCTTACCCTTAGTCAGTTGGTTGATGGGCTCAACGTTACGGATGTAGGGGGAAGTACGAAGGAAGTATTCCAGCACAGTAACGTCCGAGGAGTCGGAGTTACGGGTGGTGCTCACCTTGTTGTAGTCCTCATACGCCAACAGGATGGTGTCGGGCTCTTCCTTCATGTTGGAACCATTGACGACGGCAGTAACGCCATAGTTCAGCAGTTCGTTCATTTCCTGAGCAGTGATGCTGGCAGTGGTAAACCACTTATCAGCAGCAACAATGTCAACAGTGGGGTTGTTGAAGAAACCAGTGAGGCCAACGGTGCTTTCGCCAAACATGGCAACGCTTTCCACTTTCTCTTCATACGCACGACGTACTGCAGCAGCACGACGTTGCTCAAGGGCAATGTTTGCCATTTGAGCAGCACGCAGTTCCTGGACGGTATAACCGAAGGAACCACCGAAGGAACGGATGTTGATGCTCTTCTCCACTTGGCTGATATCAGCGCGAGGCAGGTCAGAAGCAGCGTCAGCCAGAAGGCGGAACTCACCCGTCGAATCCATGATCCGATAGGTGAAGGTTTGAGCGCCAGGACCAGCTTCGCTAGTCACAGGCAGAATGGTCGAGTATTTGATGTCAGCGTACTGAGTCTCAAATATCTGGGGACGGATGAACTCAAGCTGACGCTCAAGAAACAGGCCCGCCGTATCCATGCGAAAATCGGTCATGAGGGTGCTCCTATCAAGAATCGGCGGAGAGAGTGAAGCTCGGGCCGTTCAGCTCAAGAACTGCCAAACCACTACCGGTGATAGAGGTGAGGTAGCGAGCGTTGGAAAGACGCACGGTCTTGCCCGAAGCAAAAGCATGACTGAACTGACCAGCCTTGCCAGTGCCGCTAGCGCTGTGAAGCACGCGAACGATTGAGGCAGGGGTGACAGTGCCAGTCACATAGACGGCAACAGCACCTTCGCTGACGAGGTTCATCACTTGCTGCGTTTTCACACCAGGACGCCCATCGGCATTCAGTGCAGTTTCGTCAACATAGGTGAGAACATTCACGCCAAGAACAGTGTCGCTAACGCCAGAGATGGTAGTAGCAGAGTTGGCAACAGTGCCAGCCACGTTGTACACTTGCACGCCACCGAAAGGCTGCACAACGGCAGTTTCGTTGATGTAGGTACCAATGGTATTGTCGCGGATGTCGGAGAGTTGACCTTCGTTAAAGCGGTCGTGCGTAAGAGCATAAGCTTGTTGCACGCCACCAACAGAGGCAGTCCCCGAGGCGGAAAAAGTAACAGCCATGGATCAGCGCTCCTTAGAGACGGAGAGGGGGGATTTCCATGCGTTTTGCAGCTTGTCCATATAGGACGAAGGTGCAGACATGGGGGAGGCAATGGAAGCAACGGCTTGACGCAGTTCGCTCGTGCCGGAATCGTCACGGGAACCAGTTTCAGCCAAGGTGTCGAACATGGCAGTAACGTAATCATCGGAACGATCCGACAGATCAGCATCACCACGAACGGCATTGATGGAGGCTTCCATGATTTCACGGACAGATTTGCCAGCGAAATCAAAAGCGGAATCAAGAGAAGGGCGAGCTTTGTCAATGAGAGCAATGCGCTCTTCAACAAGGCTGTCCACATTCACTTGCTTGGCAGCTTCAAGATCAGTCCTGAGGCCTTCCACTTCTTCGGCAAGAGCATCGGCACGCCCTTCGGCGGAGTCGCACTTACCTTTCATTTCCTTTTGCATGGCATCCATTTCTTCCTTCATTTTGGAAGCTTCGGACATCATGCCATCGTACATTTTCTTCATGTCCTCGTAGCTTTTTTTGGCATCTTCCCGTTCTTTGGTGACAGCCAGAGCTACGCTCTCGGTCACCTCGAACTCGGCGCCATCAAAATTGACTTTGGCAGTCATAGACGGTTCCTCGATAGGAGTTATTAGAGAAGGATCGGCAGCATCTAGGCGGTCTAGATGTAGCTTCACTTGCGGGCCAGCGCGGCCCCTGCGAACAACAGCAATGTGATTTCCGCTGATTTCCTTTTGGATGCCATCGTAATTCTCACCGCTATCAGTCACACCAGCATTCGCTTCATAATTGACGCGATAACCAGCGCTGACTTCTTTTGCATCACCACGCATAATGCGTTCAATGGCATCTTGGTCAGTGATTGTCATGACAGCACGGACGAATCCATTGTCATAAACCACTTCGGTGCCACTGAAGCCAATTTGATAGTCCTTTGTATTGGCGCTATCAAGGAGGACTGGGGGATGTTCGAGAGTAATTGCTTTGCCCGCAAACGAGGCTAAGCTTTCGGGAGACGCCACTTCAGTTTCGGGACGATATTCACGCCGAACTGAGCCATCCGCATCAGTGTACATTTGTACACCAGTGCGAGCGATAGTAGACCAACACCGGAGGTAACCCTCTGGAGTGAGTTCGTACTTCTCAATTGGCGCTACATCGTAGCGAAAGCAAG